ACGCGGACCTACAGGACCTGATCTACCCTCAGGACCTTCTGGACCTTGAGGACCTTCGGGTCCTTCTACAAGAATTGGTTGGTGGAGGTTGTCAAGCTCTTCACGTAGCTCTTTAATTAGTTCTTCGCGAACTTTACTGCTTTCTTTTTTAAGTACACCTAAAAGAGCACCTAAGAGCTTAGCCTCATCCAGTACTTGACTCATCGTACTTGTCTTCTTCGTAATCTGTTGACAATGAATTATAGAACCTTGTCATACTTTCAACAAGCGTTTTTTCTTCTTCTGATAAGTTCTTCCCTCTGTTATCAGTAACCTCAATAGGATTCTCTGGCTCAAATTCTTCCTGAGACGGTTGAGGTGCTGGTTCAGAGTCAAACTGCATCATATCTTCTTCATCATCTTTTTCCATATCAATTTCGCGTCCAATGATAGCGATTTCATCTTCTGTCATTCTTAAAACGTTTTTACGAACCCAAGACATTGAGAAATACTTACCTACTAGAGGATCTATCTCACCAAGCAGTCTCAATCTTTCAGTCATAATCTCTGCTTGTTTGAGCTCTTCGAAGTGATTATCATTAGCAAAGTTATAGGTAAGAGAGTTTTGAATTTCTTTCCATTCAGCTCTAGTCATTACACCTTTTAATGCAAGATGTATTTCAAGTAACTGATCGAAAAGAACTGCAAATTTATTTCTGATTCTGTTAATAAATTTCTGGAATTTAATTTCGTCTCTTGATATTTCTGTTGATCTACCAATATTGAAATTAACTTCAGCCTCCATTCTACTAACAGGAACGTTCAATGACTTAAGAAGCTTCTTCTGGAAGTAAAGTACATCTTCCATCTCACCAAGATTCTGTCCACCTGGCAGTGTAGTAATCTCTGTACCTCTACCACCTTCTCTTCTTGGCAACCAAAAGTCTTCAAGCATAGTCATATGACGTCTATCGTCTCTTACTTCACCTGTTGATGCATCGTATACTAATTTGTTCTTATGTTTTACCATCATATCACGTAAGTACTGCTCTGCTTTCATCTTTGGCAGATTACCTACGTCGATATAGAAAATTCTTCTCTCTGGGGCCCTTGACAACCTATAGATAACTACAGCGTCTTCTAGCATTCTTAGTTGATTGAGAGGCTTGATAGCTTTATGAAGATATCCAAGAACCATTTTGTTTCTGGAATCTACAAGACCTGAAGGAACATAACAAATACTATCAGGGGCTATTTTTATGCCTTGTTGATTATTTGTTGAGCCTTTTGGATTGTATACGTAGAATTCTTTAACGTTAGGATAAAGATCATTACCTGTACGAGCATCTGTTTTCTTTTTCTGCTCGCGCATTTTACGAATTTTACGCGGATCAATATAGCGAAGCTGTTTTATACCTTCACGAGGATTACTTTTATCAATTACTAGTTGATAGTAAATTCGACCATCTACATACCAGCGTCTAAAGATTTCGTAACCTTTGTTACCGAAATCCATCATTTGCATAAGATTGTCAAATTCTTCTTTAATTAATTTTTTGACGCGTGAGGAAAGATTAGTCTCGTCTAAGACTATTTCAACAGGATAGGCGTTGTTTTCCATAATAATAGCATCATTAATAATATCTTCCACAGCTTGATCACACTCAGGCTGTAGAACCATTTCACGGTATCTAGTCACAAGATCAGCTTCTGTCTTTGCAGATGCTTCTAAGTCTAAGTATGTGCCGTAGATACCACCAGGAGCAATTTCTGTTACTGCTTCTTCCTGGTTTTGAGGTACAATAGCTTGAAGATTTTCTAACTCTTTTTCTTCAGCTGATGTCCTTGTTATCTCAAATCCAAACAGTTGCATTTCTTACCTCGGAATAAAAAAAAGGGGCACTACCATATATTTAGTACCCCTCTTAACCATAGAATTTTCTAATTAAAGCGCAAAAATCTTGCTTGCACCACTAGAGAATCTTACAGTAATATCACCACCGTTAGGTAAGATAGGCAAACCGGTTGCAGTATCGATATATGCAATTAGTCTTGATGCAGCGTTGCCAGCCTCTGGGTCTTGGTGAAACAATATTAACGCTTCACAGTTAGCACCTACAACTGTGGTAAATGTGACATCTGCAGCATCGAAAACTCCACTGGTAATAGTTTTACTTGCAAGATTAGCTTCTGCAACAACCGAAGTGTTAGGAATATCAGCTCTATCTTCGTGTGCGGAACTATATGTGTATATGTCGGTATCGATCAGCGCAAGCGTGATCGTGTTACTAGACATATTCAAATTACCAGCAAGAAAATCTTCTTTGGCTTTTGGGTATAGTACGTTTGCCATTTAGTTTCTCCGTTTAAATAATATTACGCTGTACCTGCGGTTCCGGTGTTGCCACCTACTACACGCCAGTAGTCGTATTGGAATGTTACGGCATATTCTTGAATGCCCTCTGCATCCCAGCTCAAATCAATTGGTGCAATATCTGAACACCAAATACCATCGAACTCATAAGTTCTTAGTACTGTACCGTCTTTAGCAAACTGCTTTACAATCGCCGTAGACTTATATGATGCTGGTGTGTTACCTGTAGTTCTTAGATTACCTTCAAATGTATTAATTTCGTTATTCCACTGCTCGATTGCATTTCTGATCAGGAAATCTTCGTCGTTAATAATTGTTGGGGTCCAAGCATCGAACGTTCTGTTTCCTGCAAGCTTAACTTGGCGACCAAAGTATGATACAGGAATCGTACCTACTGTTGCACCAGGTATCTGAGCTGCTCTACACATAAACGGTACTTTCAGATCTCCAGCTGCATTGACTGGATTAAAGATCTGAACTTCGAACAAGGAGGGGCGGGCCCCTCCAAATTCTAATTGACCTCTAAAATCACTTACGTTAAAAGCCATTGTTCTGTTCTCCTTATTGTATCTCTATTTATACCTGTTATTGGTTAACTATTGAACCTTGTCCAACTATTTCGGAGAACTCGACGCCTGTTCTTACAGCAACAAAGTTAAGCTGAATATAATTGATTGAACGATTAGGTTTAATGTAAATATCACCTATAAATTCGTTTCTATCTATTACATCACTTGTGTTGTTAGTTTCATCTACAACAACCTTAAAGTCTGTAATACCGCGACGCCCTTTAACATCACGTAGGAATGGTTCAACAAGATTTCTAAACTGCGCTCTTGTAAACTCATCGTTGAATTCAAACAACGTAAAGTTGGCTGCAGTAGAAATTGCTTTCTCAAGCACAATGAACAATCTTCTTACATTAATTCTGTCAAATGCACCAGGTTGCGATGTAAGAGTCTTATCTCCATACAATACCGTACCTTGACCTGGAAACGTTACGACAGGGTTAATACTATTTTTGTAAAGCGTGTCTCTATCTGCTTTTCTTGGATTCCAAGCTAGTTTAACAACATTTTTAACATTGCCACGATTAAAACCAGCTGGTGAGAACCATGGATCTCTTACTGAGTCAGTTCTTACCATAAGACCAGCGGTATCTCCATTTAATGGAATCCAGCGATAAACATCATTATACTTGTCGTATTGATATTTCCAACCACTATCTATTACTGCGTATGTTGAAGATGGAATGCTGTCTCTGTATGTTACAACATCAGCAGCTTCTTTGCCCAAATACGAGCCGTTATCAACGACAGTGTTTTTAGGTGGCGATAAACATACAATACAATCTTTACGGACTTCCGCAATATTGTTAATAAGATGCGTTGCTACAGTTTGTCCACCACCAGCTGCAATTAAAAAGGAGATATCAATATCTTCACTACTTACAAATTTATCCATTGCAGTGTTGATTTCACTTGCGGTAGCCACTGATCCATCAGAACCGTTTACTAGGGAAACTGTTTGATTTTTTGCTGGAGTTCCATATGTTGTATTGTTAGAAACAGTTCCTGCATTAGTTATATCACTATCGTGTGCTACCCACCAAATATATTTGGATCTATTATTTACTACATCTTTATAGTAGTTAGATGCACCAGTAGTATCTTTAGCATCGGAAGCTTTAGAAACGTTTTCAAAAATTTCCAAAACTGTTCCTTTTACACCTGACCATAGACCGTCTTCATCTACAACAGCAATATGCATTGCATCGTAAAGACTACCTGTATCTGTAGCATGTTGTGTTGTGATAGGTGCTCTATTAGTATTAGAAGCATATTCCCATCTCTTAATTAAACCAGTATTAGCAGTTACCGTTGTACCGGTGTAGCTTGAAGCTAGAGTGACACTAGTACCGTTAGCAGCTACAGAAGAAATTTTAATTTTTTGTTTTTCACCTGTAGTGGGCCCAACTTCTAGAATATCACCTGCAACCATAATAGCTGCTTGATTAGAAGATAATGTTAGTGTAGCTGTATTAGAAGTAATTGAATAAGTACCACCAACGGTAGCCTTGTATGCACCTTCGCTAGCACAGACAGAAACTTTTAATGAATTACCAAGAGCACCAGGATATTTTGCTGCCCACTCACCGATACCTGAAATACCTGAGTTGTAATTATTTACATAGTCGTCTGAGCTTTTAATAAGAGTTGTTTGACCGTTAGCGGATGCACTATGTGCATTCTTAAGACCTGTTGAGTTAGTT